ACTATAAATACGATTGCTGCCATTTTAAGTATGTCTCTTATCATATTGTCCTCCTTACGTTTGGCGGGAGCTTCTTTTTGTGCTGCGCCCTTCTCGTACTTGATACACACGTTACCTGGTTCACACTCTCGCGGTTCATGCTTTATGAGAATGTATTGGCATATTGTTATATTTTCTACCCTGGCTCTATATTTGCATGTCGAGCATTTATTATTTTCATTCATGTAATTTCCTTCCTCAGCCATGCAAGCTCTAGTATTGTCATGTCCTTAGCTCTTGCATACCCATACTCTCTATTAGCTCCGGACGACTTCTCCCAATCGTCAATCATTATGATTACGGTTGCCATTTCCAACAGTTCAAATGACAGATTCATATACTGCTCGTATGTTGTTGTCTTTGGAAGTGTACGCATTATCTCTGCTGGGTTTATTATTCCTGCATTAGGGAAGCTCTCGCGTATAATATCCTCTGCTGCCTTGAACTCCTCTAAGTAGTTGTCACGTCCTGTTATTGGTCCTGAGATATAAATATTTGTTATATTATCCATTACTGCTCCTCTTTTATCTTCATGAAGTAAGGCTTTTGTTTCATTTTTTTTACTGCCTCCTTCATATGCTCATCTCTCTCTTTTTTGCACATGATGTCGTAAGCCATAGTTTGATTGCTTTTGCAGAGATGTGCCAAAACTACGCATATTATTTAGCGGCAGACAAGGAACTGATGAAGTTTGGAGAAAGCGGCGCACTGGCGATGCAGACAACGCCGAACGGGTATAAGCAAGCGCACCCGCTCGTCACGATGCGCCGGAACTACTATGAGATTTGGCGCAAAGACTTGATGCTGTTCGGGCTGACACCTTCCAGCAGGAAGGGATTGATAGAAGGCGAGAACGGCGTGAAGCTAAAATCGGTTGACCCGATGGACGAACTGCTCCGGGGTGAGTATTGATGTTTTCGCAAAGGAAAGCGGACAGGGTGATTAAGTTCATCGGTCTGCTCAAACACACAATCGGCGAGTTTCACGGGAAACCGTTTGAACTGCTGGACTGGCAGGAAGATTTCATCACACGGCTTTTCGGAACCGTGCGAGATGATAACCCGGATGTACGCCAGTATACGACAGGGTATTTGGAAATCCCAAAGAAGAACGGGAAATCGGAACTCGGCGCGGCACTGGCATTGAATATGCTCTGCAATGACGATGAGTACAAAGCGGAAGTGTATAGCGTAGCCGCAGACCGCGACCAAGCATCCATCATCTTCAATGTTGCCGTTGATATGGTCGAGATGTGTCCTGCGCTCCGCAGGAAGATTCAGATCGTGAGATCAACAAAGCGCATGATATATATTCCGACAGGCTCAACCTACCGCGTCCTGTCATCGGAAGTCAAAACAAAGCACGGGCTGAATGTCAGCGCGTGCATTTTTGATGAGCTTCACACGCAGCCGAACCGCGACCTGTACGATGTTATGACCAAGGGTTCCGGCGATGCGCGGAAGCAACCGCTATACATTTTCTTGACCACCGCAGGGCATGACATTCACTCGATATGCTACGAAGTCCATCAAAAGGCACTGGATATACTGGAAGGCAAGCGCAAGAACCCGTATTTCCTGCCGGTTGTCTATGGTCTGCCGCTCGATGCGGACTGGACGAAGGAAGAGAACTGGTACAAGGCTAATCCCTCTTTGGGAAAGACGATAAGCATTGACGCGGTGCGCCGTGGATTTGCGGAAGCGCAGGAGAGCATTGACGATGAAATGCAGTTCCGACAGCTCCGTCTTAATCAGTGGATTAAGGGCGAAGCACACTGGATGCGCATGGACAAATGGGACGAGTGCCGCATAGACTTCACGCCGGAAGAGCTTGCAGGGAAGCGTTGCTATGCAGGGCTTGACCTGTCAAGCACAAGCGACATAACCGCTTTCGTGCTTGTGTTCCCGCCGCAGGACGATTTGACAACCTACGCCGTGCTGCCATACTTCTGGCTCCCGGAAGATCAGATAGATTATAGAGTTAAGAAGGACAAGGTGCCGTACAGGGAATGGCAGTCTGACGGGCTGTTCAACCTGACGAGCGGAAACGTGGTTGACTACCGCGAGATTCGCAAGAAGATTAACCAGCTCGGACAGCAGTTTTTCATTAAGGAAATCGCGTTTGACCGTTGGCATTCCACACAAATCAATGTGGAGCTTGAAGAGGACGGATTCAACATGGTCATGTTCGGGCAAGGCTACCGCGATATGTCACCACCTACAAAGGAGCTGGAACGCATGGTGTTGACGAAGGACATAGCCCATGACGGGAACCCGGTACTCCGATGGATGATGGACAATGCCGTTGTCAGCAAGGACGCGGCGGGGAATATCAAGCCGGACAAGGAGAAGTCAACGGAGAAGATTGACGGCGTTGTCGCGCTCATCATGGGGCTTGACCGTGCATCACGGAACGCAAACGACAGCGGCAACAGCATATACGACAGAGCCGATGATCGCCCGGATGGGCTTTTGATTTTTTAAGGAGTGATACAAAATGGGAATCTTTACAGGGCTTTTCCACGGGAGACAGCCCCCTCGGAATGATGCAGTAATCAGTGGAGGTATGCCTGTGTATTTCGGCATGAGCGGCGCAGGGAAGAATGTAACCCAGCGAAGCGCAATGCAAATGACGGCGGTGTACGCTTGCGTCCGAATCCTTTCTGAAGCCGTTGCATCGCTCCCGCTCCATGTCTACCGATACGAAGAGAACGGGAACAAGCGCAGGGCATACGACAGCAGACTGTACCGCATTTTGCACGATGAGCCAAACCCGGAGATGAGTTCCTTTGTTTTCCGTGAAACGCTGATGACCCACTTGTGCTTGTGGGGAAATGCCTACGCGCAAATCATCCGCGACCCATACGGAAGAGTGACCGCTCTATACCCGCTCATGCCGGACAGAATGACGGTCATGCGTGATGATAAGACCGGGAACATCTATTACCTTTACACGCGCTCATACGAAGACAAGCAGACCACGCCACCGTATCAGGTGCGGCTTGAAAAGCGGGATGTGTTCCATATTCCGGGACTTGGGTTTGACGGGCTTGTGGGCTACTCCCCTATCGCTATGGCGAAGAACAGCGTTGGGCTTGCAATCGCCGCCGAAGAATATGGCGGGAAGTTCTACCAGAACGGCGCAACGCCCAGCGGCGTACTCATGCACCCCGGAAACCTGAAAGACCCTGCGCGAGTGCGTGACGCATGGAACGCGGCTTTCAAAGGCTCGGAGAACGCCGGGAAGGTCGCCGTGCTTGAAGAAGGGATGAAGTATAGCTCAATCAGCATCAATCCTTCCGAAGCGCAGTTCCTTGAAACACGCAAGTTCCAGATTGACGAAATAGCTCGTATTTTCCGAATCCCGCCGCACATGGTCGGAGACTTGGAAAAGTCGAGCTTTTCCAATATTGAACAGCAGTCGCTTGAATTTGTGCAGTACACCCTTCGCCCGTGGCTTGTGCGATGGGAACAGGCGATTTCCCGCTCTCTGCTGACGGACGAAGAGAAGATTGACACCTTCGCAAGGTTCAATGTGGACGGTCTGCTTCGTGGCGATTATGCGTCAAGGATGCAGGGCTACGCTACGGCGCGGCAGAACGGCTGGATGAGCGCGAACGACATCCGCGAACTGGAAGACCTTGACAAGATACCAGCTGACTTAGGCGGAGACCTGTACCTTGTGAACGGCAATATGCTCCCGCTGGAATCCATCGTGAACGATAACGCCTATGGCATCGGGAAACAGGAAGGGGGCGGCGCAAATGAAGGTCAATCTGATTTACGGCGCACCGTGCAGCGGTAAAACGACATACGTTTACGATAACCACAAAGACGGTGAAGCTGTCTATGACCTTGATTCGCTGGACAGAACGGCGGCATTAAAAGAGCTGAATACGGTATCGGATAGTCCTGTACGTTGGGCGATGAACGCTCTACGGCAGGGCTTTGTTGATGCTTGCAATCAACAGGGTGTGCAAGTCCTGTGGATGATTTGCTCATACCCAACAGACAAGATTCTCACAGCGGTTGCCGGGTGCGAAGTTGAACAGCACCTGATTAAAGCAACCAAACAGGAGTGCTACGACCATTTGGAAGCTGACGATACGCGCCCGGACAAGGACGCATGGCGGGAGCTTATTGACAAGTGGTTTGCAGAACACGCCGAAAATACGGATGAAAGGAGTGAAGAAGTAATGGACAACGAAAAGACCATGCCGCGCTTCTGGAATTTCTCTTCCGCGAATCGCCTTGACATCTATGGCACGATTTCTGCCGATGCGTGGTTTGACGATGATGTGACCCCGCAACAGCTCCGCGATGAGCTGGACGCAAAGACCGGGGATATTGATGTGTACATCAACTCGCCCGGCGGTGACTGCTTTGCGGCATCGCAGATTTACACGATGCTCAAAGAGTACAAAGGCAAGGTTACAGTCAAGATTGACGGTATCGCCGCTTCTGCCGCGTCCGTAATCGCTATGGCGGGCGATGAAGTGCTCATGGCTCCCACGGCACAGATGATGATCCATAACCCCGCTACGCTGGCTTTCGGGGATAAGGCAGAGATGCAAAAGGTCATTGAAATGCTGGACGAAGTAAAGGAAAGCATCATCAACGCCTACGAAATCAAGACCGGGCTTTCCCGCGCAAAGATTTCCCACATGATGGACATGACGAAGTTTATGCACGCGGGGGAAGCAATCGAGCTTGGGTTTGCTGACCGCCTGATTGACGGGTCGCAGGATGCACCCGCACAGGCGAAGGCGTTTGCGCCGAAGCTGGTTGAAGACAGCATCGCACGGATGATGGAGAAGGCGAACGAGCCTGTCAAGGACGAAGAGCCGGAAGCAGTGGAAGAGCCTGAAACCGATTCTGCAACCGATTCCGAAACCGAAGCGGCAGAAGAAGCACCGAAGGAGCCGTCCGGCAGAAATGTCGATGAACTGCTTGCGGAGCTTGAAAAGCTGGAAAAGGAGATGTGACATGACCGCACAGGAACTGACCGAAAGAAGGGCTGTCGTGCTTGATAGCATGAAGTCCTTTTTGATGGAGCATCGCGGCGAAGACGGTTTCCTGACCGCCGAAAACGATGCAAAATACACCGAAATGGAAACCGAGCTGAACAATCTCAAAACCGAGATTGAGAACCAGACCAAAATCGAAAAGGAGATGGAAAACATGACCCCTATTCTCAACACCCCTGACAACACCATTGCCGAGATCAAGACCGGCAGAGCTTCCAACGAGTACAAGTCCGCTATGATTGATGCTTTCCGCACCAACTTCCGCCGCGTGGACAACGTGATGCAGGAAGGCGTTGACGCAGACGGCGGCTACCTTGTCCCCGAAGAGATGGACGCTCGTCTCATCCAGAAAATGAGCGAAGCCAACGTGATTCGCTCTCTGGCTACCGTCATCACCACCGCTGGCGATCATAAGATCAACATTGCCGCAAACTCCCCCGCCGCGAACTGGACTGAGGAAGGCGGTGCCCTGACTTGGGGCGATGCGACCTTCTCCCAGATCATCCTTGACGCTCACAAGCTGATTGTTGCTGTCAAGGCTACCACCGAACTGCTGGCTGATTCCGCTTTCGACATCGAAGCCTATCTTACCGACAAATTCGGTAAGGCTCTCGGCAACGAAGAAGAAAACCAGTTCATCAACGGCAACGG